TGATGTATATGCCAGATGGTTAGATTTCCCAGGTGAGCAATTAATTTCTCAAGTTGAAGTTGAAATTGGTGGTCAGCGCATTGATCGTCAATATGGTGATTGGATGCACATTTGGTGCCAATTAACTTTATCAAAAGAGCAAGAACGTGGCTACTACAAGATGATCGGTAATACTACTCAATTGACATACATTTGCGATCCAGATTTTGCGGAAGTCGATGGTCCTTGCTCTGCTGATGGCATCCGTCAAGTTTGTGCTCCTCGCAGAGCTCTACCAGAAACAACCTTATATGTTCCCTTACAGTTCTGGTATTGCCGCAATCCCGGTTTAGCCCTACCTTTAATTGCTCTACAATACCACGAAGTAAAAATCAATTTAGACATTCGCAATATTGAAGAGTGCTTGTGGGCGGTAGATAAACTTGATGGAACTGGTGTAAAAGTTAATAACGCATACAAACAATCGCTAGCCGCCGCGTCTTTATTTGTTGATTACATTTTCTTAGATACTGATGAGCGCAGACGCATGGCCCAAAATCCACACGAATACTTAATTGAACAATTACAGTTCACCGGTGATGAGTCGGTTGGTTCGTCATCAAACAAAATCAAATTAAATTTAAATCATCCGTGCAAAGAATTAATCTGGGTAGTTCAACCAGATTCAAACGTTGATTATTGCTCTTCGATAACAGCGGGCAGCGAACTAAACAAACTATTAGGTGCTCAACCATTCAACTACACCGATGCGTTTGATGCCTTACCAAATGCTGTTCATGCGTTTGGTGGCAAGCAAGCAATAAGTTCATCGGGAACTGGCAGCACTACCTTCATTAATGCCAGTGGAATGTTCCAAGACCCATTTGCCAATGATGTTTCTACAAGCGGAGCGGTAGCGAGTGGATGGGGTGGTGCCTCCAACACTACAGACTCGGGTGTTTCGGATGCTGGAACTTTCGTCTTAGCCGAAACTGCCTTAGACATGCATTGCTGGGGTGAAAATCCAGTTGTTGTTGCCAAATTACAATTAAATGGCCAAGACAGATTCTCGGAACGTGAAGGAACATATTTTGACTTAGTTCAGCCTTTCCAGCACCACACTCGTGCGCCAGACACAGGCATTAATGTTTATTCGTTTGCGCTAAGACCCGAAGAACACCAACCATCTGGCACATGCAATTTCTCAAGAATTGATAATGCCACATTACAGTTAGTCTTATCCAATGCTACTGTTTCGGGTGTAAGCACTGCCAAAGTTAGAGTTTATGCGGTTAACTACAATGTGCTCCGCATTATGTCGGGTATGGGTGGTCTAGCTTACTCGAATTAAATATTTTTTAAATTACTAATATTTTTCTATTAAAGTTTTCTTTTATTAAAACAAAACTTTAGTGCTTTTTAAATAATATATTTTAAAATATATAAGCGTACTATGAAAACATCATTGGTCACAAACAGTTTTTATATTACATATGTTTTTTTAGTTACTACTACAGTAATTACATTCATTGAAGCGTTAAGAAGTCCTATTCCACAAGTCCGTCATATTTTAAATGTAGAAACTTGTATTTCAGTTGTTGCTAGTTATTTTTACGGATTATTTATAACCGAAATAAATAAGTCGCAACAAAATGCAGAAAAAGCAAAAAATGAAGAAAACGAAGAACACAAGTCTGTCGAGAACATTCCTATAGAAAAAATTAATAATATGCGCTATACTGACTGGGTAATCACCACTCCTTTTATGTTATTAGTCCTTTCTATGGTTTTGGGTTATGAAAATAAAATAGCAGTAAGGTTTAAACCGTTTTTACTAGTTATGATTTTAAATTTTTTAATGTTGGGTTTTGGATATAGTGGCGAAATAGGTTTGTTAAATAGAGGTTTAGCAAGTTTTATGGGTTTCATATTCTTTTTTCTTACATATGGCGCAATTTGGAAACTCTTTATGACTTGTTCAAAAGCAACATATCAATCTAAACTAATATTTTGGGTATTTATAGGTATATGGTCTTTATATGGAGTATTTTATCACGCAAATGAAGCGACCAAACTAATAGGATACAATATTTTAGACTTAATTGCGAAAGCGTTTGTTGGAATTTTCTTTTGGTTATATTTAACAAAATCTGTAGTATTTTAATGTTTTATTTTAGTATAAATGAATATTATTTCAAATACTATAATTACAAAAGAAGATTGTAAGAGAGAAAGAAAGCATAATGCTGTAAAATTACCAGAAAATATAGAACAATGTGGTGTACCTATTTATGTTAATTATTATAAAGAATGCTATGATCAAAAAAACAAATGCTACAGAGAATATTTTAAAATAGAAAAACATCCTCACAATATACATAATAAATTATATGTATCATCTAAATCAAATAAAATAAATATATTAGAAAAATTAGAAGAAATTAAAAAAATGTTATTAATTATTGAAGAAGAATACGAACATTATAAAAAAAATAATGAAACACAAGAGGTTGTAAAAGGCGATATTCAAGGGGTTGTAAATATTTCACAAAATAAAAATTTTTCAATTGCCTTACCAAAATATATTGCTATCAGAAAACATGAAACAGAAGCACATAAATATTATTTAATATACGATAAAAAATCAGGCACTAAAAGAAATACATTAAAAGCATTATGTTCAAATTCAACATTATTAAAAACAAATTTAGAATTATTTATTAAAAAAATAAAAGAAAAATTTGCTACATAATACATTATAAAAATTATATAAATATATTACTATTATTTTTGTAATGTTTTTAAAATTACAAACAAAAAATTATAAATTTAAAATTGTCCTCTTAAATGAGGATATAATACGCTATGTTAATAATTTAACAAAAATAAAATGTCATGTTTGTAATAAAAAATATAAACTACAGCATGATTTTTATAAGAAACAAAGTAAATTTTATTATTGCTCTAAAAATTGTTACCATTTTATTTAATTAAAATGGATATTTAGCTTCTATTAACCATTGGCAACAGTTGGTATCTAAAATTCTTGTATTATTAAAATGTTTTTTTAATAATTCAACAATATTTACACTATTAGGACTAGGTGGATCATACTTATATATTTGATCAGCAATACCTATATACACTAAACCATCTGGATTTAAGAGTTCTTTAATTTTATTCATTACATTAGTATATTGTAAATAAGGCATATTCCATAAAAAGCATGTAATTACATCAAATTTATTAGAATTGTCCATTGTTAATAAATCTTGCTTTAAAAGTGTAATTTTTTTATTAACCCACATCTCATCAAAGCGTGAAGAGTCTATATCAATACCTACTACACTTGATGCACCCACTCTTACTAAATTTTCACAATTTGCTCCACTTCTTGTTCCAATATCTAAGCAGTTTTTATTAATAAAATTACAGCAATTTTTCAATAATTGAGTATAAACCTCACGAGCATAATAATCATTAATCATTTTTTTATAAAAAAAAATATTTTAAAATTTATATTATCAATTTTTTAGTTTTTTGAGTTATGCTTCAAAACAAACTATTATAATAAATTTCACTTATTACTTCTATTAATTCACTTGCTAATTTGTTTTCATCAATATCAAAGAAGCAATGTATCTTATCAAGGATTAATGATGCTTCATCATGTGGCCATAACTCCCTGTCTCCTGGTTCGCGTAATAAAGTATTATATACATAAGTGATTACAGGAATGTCTTCACAGGTTATGTTAACTTTCTTTATATGTTCAATATAATCTTGAACAAATGGTAAATCTATAGTAAATGTTATATCAGTAAATGTTTGAGGATCTTTAGCGAGTCTATATTTCAAATATTCAATTATTAAACTTTCATTAATATAAGCATTATAAATAGTTCGCGCACATATGTTTTTAAATTGATTTTCTATAAATGCTCCTGTAAGTAATTCAATATTAAGATGGGGTTCATAATTAGTTTTTTCAATTAACATTTGCTGCTTTAACATTTTATAGTAAATATTAATTAGTAATAAAAATAAATAATTAATCAATTTTTTTGTGTAAAGTATGTTTTTACTATACTTTTTAAACACTAATATTAGATGTTGTATTTATAACTCTATAAGCAGTATATTTCTTTAAAGTATTATTAATAACTAACTCAGACTTATTCTTTTTTATTCCCACAAAATATAGATCTTTTGTCTCATCGTTAAAGTATGTATCCCATGTTGAAAATAGAACATTTAATGGTAATACATCATTTAAATCTATTTCTGTAAGATTTTTATAATAATCTGACATATCTTCTATATTACCTAAAGTACCATAAGAATCAGAACGACTTGTTCTTCTTGTTCCATGTTCTGCACGACCAGTTGAAGCACACGTAAAAAAAAACAACCCTCCAGGCTTCAACATTTCATAGATTTTTTTAAATGACTCTTTATATTCTGGGTCATGTTCAAAGCATTCGGTGGATATAATTGTATCAATCGTATTTGCACCGAAGGGTAAATCTTTTGTTCTTGATACAATTGAAACATTTGGTGCTTGTATAACATCATTTCCATGATACTCACAATTTTCAAATAAAAACCGATTATTTCCATTAATATCTCCTGAACCTACATCTAAAACACATTTATTTATAAAATAACTAGAAAATATAGATTTAACAAATAAAGTAAACTTTGTAGCCTGATCGTGCATATATATCTATATACATTTATATGTCTTTATATAAAAAAAAATTGATTTAAAATTTTATTTACATTAACAGTAATATTAACATTATATAATATGACAGTATTTATTCAAGAGGTTGTTGCTATTATTGATCGTTCAGGTTCTATGTGCGGTAAGGAGCAAGATACAGTTGGTGGAGTAAATTCTTCATTTGAAATTATTAAGCAAGATTTAAAACCAAATGAGCAAGTAAACGTATCTATTAAATTATTTGATCATGAAGAAAAATTGTTAATTAGATCATTAAATATTACAGAAGTTAGACCACTTGAATTAAGACAATTTGTTCCACGAGGACAAACAGCATTATATGATGCTATTGGTTCAACTCTTACATACTTCATGGAGAAAAAACTTCATAATCCAAATTGTTATGACAAATGTTTGATTTATGTTGCTACAGATGGTTGTGAAAATTGTAGCAAAAAATTTAATGCGAAGTCTCTTAAAAAACTTATTACTAGCGCACAAGAATCATACAATATTGAACTCATTTATTTAGGTGCTAATCAGGATGCTATTTTTGAGGCATCCAAAATTGGAATTTTACCAACTCACGCTATTAATTATAGTGAAACACAAGATGAATGTATGTCAGCATATAGGTCTGTTGGAAATGTTGTAAATAGGCAAAAAAGTTGTTTTGAAACCGCTTTTACGCAAGCAGAACGCAGTGAATCTTATAATGTTAGCACGCCCGAACCAAGTGCTCGCAAAAACGAACCACCTCCTTTGACACGTCAAAAAAACATTATATCTTACACTAGTTAAATTAAATTATTTCATAAAAACTCAGGCACTTATTAACAATATCATAAAAATATCATAAAAAATATTTTTTTTAACTTATAAATTTTATAAATTAAAAAAAGTCTCAATACATTGGGTGGGGTTCGAACCCACGAGGCCGAAGCCATGCGAACTTGAGTCGCACCCCTTAGACCACTCGGGCACCAATGCTCAAAAAGTGAATAGATTGTAGCAACCTATTAATTTAACTTGTAAAATTGTCTTTATGTTATTTTTTTATCTATTATGATTAATAACATTAATAACATTAATAATATTAATAACATTAATAACATTAATAACATTAATAATATTAATAACATTAATAATTTTTATCTATATTTTTATAAAAAATATAAATAAATAAAATAAAAAAAAATTCATAATACATTGGATGGGATTTGAACCCATGAGGCCGAAGCCATGCGAACCTAACTCGCACCCCTTAGACCGCTCGGGCACCAATGCTTAAAAAATGAATAGATTATATTTAACCTATTAATCTTACTTGTAAAATAGTCTTTATATTATTTTTTTTATATTTATAGTAGAACATTTCTTATTGATTTATTAATATGATAAATCAAGGGAACATAAAATATGGAAGTTATATTTATAATATATAACTTAATTTGTTGTTGTTTTTTAATATATACATAAACATATTTAATATCAAATGTTCCAAATGTTGCCCAATAACACCATAATAAATTAGTTAAACACGCTAAAAACGAATGATAGAATGTAACGCTCTTGGGTATATAAATATTTACATATAAAAATGGTAAATTATGTAAGATCATATTTCCAATATGAAAAACAGGGAGTGGAAGTTTTTTTCTAATAGCCATTCTTTTAAAAGTTGTGTTATCTATAAAATATGCCCCATTAAATGTTATAAAAATTATATGATTCCAACAATAACATATACTATATAAATAATCATAATTTATATAATCGTTATAGGGTTTAGCATAACATAAAATAAACAATGTTATGTTTATGTTTGTAAAAGGAATAATGTTCTCTCTAATAATAAACTCCATTAGTAAAATAATAATTAATATTTACTAATTAAGAGTAATAAATATTTAAATTATGATTACTAAATATTTAAATGCTATTGTTCGATTAATTATTTAGTATACGCTATTTCTTTAAATTTCTTTTCTATATTATATAAAATGGTAACTAGACAAGCACCACAAGAAGGTGCCAATAACTTTACATTAGGAACAAAGAAACGAGGCAATGATGGCAATATGTGGATAATAATACAAACAAAAAATAGCAAACGGTGGTCTAAACTGAATGAAAACAAATTACAGAAAACAAAGAAAATAAAGACAAATAATCAAGGAAATAATCAAAAAAAAACAAAAAAACATATTATTCATAAAAGCAAAAAATATGACATTACAGTAGATAAATTAAGACAACTACTAAAAAAATATAATGTAACAACAAGTGGTTCAAAAGAAAAGATGGCTCAAGGTTTATTTAGATTGAGCAGTTCAACAATCGAAACCCCTGATTTAGAATTAATTTATAATTTATTAGATAAAGCCCAACAAAAAAAAGCAACAAAACTTATAGAGGATAGAATTAGTAAACCAATTACTAATTATAAGGGAATGTATGAACCACTAACCAAACCAATAAGTTCAATGACGCGCGAAGAGTTAATAAAGAATTTACAGAAATTTAGAGACAGTTGGGAAAAAATTACTACGCGAGATCAAGATTTATCAGATGAACGTTTAGATGATGAACCAACTCACAAATTACGAAACTTAATTAAATTTTATTATAGTGACAATGCCAAATTATTAGCTGAAGATTGGTTACGTAATTATGTATAATATTAAAAATATTCTACCTTTAATAAAATAAAATTGATTAGGTTATAAATTTTATTTTAAACAAATATATATAAAACCTATATACATTTAAATGTCGCCTCTTATTGTATCAATTGATGGAAATATTGGTTCTGGCAAATCAAGTGTTATGCGTTATTTGGAAAAAAATTTCGCAAAATTTTGTGCTTCAAAAGACAATACTTGTAAAATATGCTTTTTACAAGAACCAGTTTCTAGTTGGGAATCAATTGGAGATGCTAACGGAAAAAGTATTATTACGCACTTTTATGAAAATAATGAGCGCTATAGTTTTGCGTTTCAAGTAATGGCATATACTAGTCGTTTGTCTTTGTTAAAGGAAGCATTAAAAGGAGATTATGACATTATTATTAGTGAGCGCTCAGTTTATACAGACAAATTTGTATTTGCAAAAATTCTATATCAAGCTAACAAAATGAGCCTTATTGAATATATAATTTATTTAAATTTGTTTAAAGAGTTTCAAACTATTTTTCAAGATTTAAAAATAGTTTATATTAGAACTAAACCAGAGATTTGTGATTTGCGTGTAAAACATAGGGGTCGCCTGGGAGAAACTATTCCTATTGAATATTTACAAGATTGTCATCATTATCACGATGTGTGGTTAAATAATTCAGAAGCAATTGAACAAGGATTAGTATTAGTCATTGATGGAAATGAAGAAACAAATACAAGCCAATTTATAGACAATAATTTTTACGATGAAGTAACAAGAAAAGTGTATGATTTTGTATTTACATTATAATAATAATTACAATAATATAAATATAATATTAAAATATTGTAATTAAAATATTGTAATTAAATATATAATATTTTATATAATATTTTATAAATTTTTTTTATAGTATATTATTAAATGTCTGTCACGATGGATTACATAGTTAATAAAATAAATGAAATAATAAAGTTTTCTAACGAAACTAGACATGCTACGCATATAGCAATCCCAGACACTAGGCTGGTGAAAGAGATATTTAAAACGGGCGTTGGAACACATGGACTGCTTAATCCCGATATTAAACAACTTACATACATTACAGAAAGGGATATTATAGGAAAACCAATAGCAGGAAAAAACAGGAAAAAAGCAACACGAAAGAAAGCAGTGAAATACTAATTTTATATTTAGTATTTTTTTTATAATATTTTTTTATAATATTTAAGTATATTATATATGCCATCACCATTAAGTTTATCAAATTTGACTAGCAGATTATCTAGAAGTCTATCTACATTACAAATTTTACCACGACGCAGTA